AGAATCATCAAACTCATCTTTACCTCGATCACATCTTCCTCTTTTACATGTATCGAACTCTGTACTTCTATGCTCCCAGCCATAAATACCGTCATTACATTTCCATAAATAAAATATTCTTAAATGCGGAGCTTTCTTTAATAATTCATCTCCTTTAAGCAATTTATTTTTCCCGAAAAATAAACTTTCATATTGATTATGTTTTATCCTTCTTGTTTTTATTTCGATGAAATATTCTTCATTATATTTATCAAACTCATAATATTTTCCAAGTTCCGGATTTAATGATGACTTGAATAATTTTCCAAATACTTCTTCTAAAATAAAATGAATATCATTTTCACTTTTGAAACCGAAACTTAAATCTTTTTGCATTTTCTTATAATCCATATTTATACCTATAACATAGAAAAAAAATCAATCTAAAACGCATTTTAATCTTCGATCCTATTAACAGCAATCTCATATATTTCTTCATCTTTTTCAATTCCAATAAAGTTCCTTTTCATATTCTTACATGCTACACCCGTGCTTCCGCTTCCCATAGTTGGATCTAATACAACATCTCCTTCTTTAGAATAATATTTCAATATCCATTCTATTAGTGCAACTGGCTTCTCTGTGCTGTGTTTTCTTTTTGTGCTTTTGATTTCGAGCATAGTAGTCGGTAAGGGTGGATCATATCCTTTTTCTCCATTATTATAATAGCTAAACTTACCGTAGCAATCATTACCTTTATCACCTTCAGTTTTTTTTCCTTTTTTAAGAAATCTATGTGTATGACTACTTAAATCATAAAAAGGTAGTTTTTCATAAAATACATAGATCATTTCATGTTTCCTCAACGGCATCTTTTTAGCACTCAAGAAACCTACTGGAGCTGATTTTACCCAAACAATATCATATCTAAAAGGACATTTCTTCGGTGCTGATTCGATTAAATCAACTCCAAACTTTGTAGTAGTAGTGAAAAATATTGGAGTATTTATTTTCTTTATTCTCATTATTTCAATCCAAAACTTATCTAAATCGATTTTAGAATCCCACTTGCAACTTGTAGCTCCATAAGGTAAATCACAGAATATTAAATCGACTGAATCATCATCTAAACCTTTCATTTCATCTAAACAATCTCCTAGAAGTAAAATACTCATTTATATAATATAATATCATATATATTATAATTTTAATCAAAACTCACAAGGATGGGATTTTCTTTTGTAGCTCTCTTTATAATTAATTTATATATTACTTGTTGTTTTATTATTTTATTTTGATTCAGTTCTTCTTCTACTTCTTCAGTAATTACTGGATTTACATTATTTTTACAGTATACACTTAAATTATATAATCTACATGCTCTCCTCACACTTGGAAGATCTCCCCACATATAAATAGACATTACATCATGATATGGATCTTCAGCATTTTTATATGTAGTCATATCGAATATATAATCATTTTTAGCCCACTTGATTATCTTTTTTGCATTAAACATTATTTCTTTTTTTTGTTGTGATGTAGGTCTTTGTTTTGGAGAAGGTTTCTTCAAATATTCTTTCAATTCAGTACAGTTTTTTATTTTTTCATTATAAGTAGCTCCTTCAATATATTTTTCAATATCATTAACTATATTACCTTTAGTTAATTCATCATCGATTACAACTCCTAATTTTCTAAATAATGAAACAATATCTTTTTTTGAGTGAGTTTTATCAATCAACATAATTTATAATATTATAATTATTTTTTTTTTATTATATATACTTAAAAGAGATGCCGTATAAATCTGGAGATTTGAAAGGAGAACTAACAACCCCAGAGATAAGGAAGTTAATTAAAGCTCATAATGTTCTTATGTCTATAAAAATCCCGAAGGGTGCAACTAGAAATGATATATTGAAAATATTAGATGATAAGGGTTATATGATAAACCATGTAAGACAATCGATCCAAAGAAGATATAAAAATGAAAGAAAACCTAATGTTACCTTGAAACAAGCTGAAAAAATACTGCCGAAGCCGAAACCATTAACAGAAGAACAAAAGAAAAAGAGACAACAAGCTAAACAAAAGAAAGCCGGTGAAAAGGCATTTCTTAAAACTGTTATACCCAAACCTCCTCCCGCATCTAAACCTTCTAAAGGTGTTAAGGTTGGAAAACCACCTTCGAAAATGAAAGGATTTAAAATATTAAGTGATTTCTTAAATAAAAACCTAAAAAAAAGAATTAAAATAATTAATGATTATTTAGATGGAAAAATAACAGAAGATAAAAGGGAAGAATTAGAAAACGATATGAGTTATATTCTTGATACTGATATGAGGAAAAAAGTAGATCCTATGTTTTTAGAGAGCAATTTTACGGTTAAAAGTAAATATTTAAAATCTCTTGAAGACCAAAGTTTAGTCAAAGAATTAAGATCTATTTTAAATAAAAAACCTAAAGAAAAAAAAGAAGAACCAAAGAAAAAAGAAGAACCAAAGAAAAAAGAAGAACCAAAGAAAAAAGAACAACCAAAGAAAAAAGAAGAACCGACTAAATTAAAATCTTTAATATCTAAAATCAAAAAAAATACATCAAGATTATATGATACTAATTTTTTAAAAGAAAAAAATATCACGGAATGGTTTAATGAATGGAAACGAGAAAGGAGTGCCTTAATAAAAGAATTAAAAGAATATCAAAAAAATAATGATTTAACAAAGGAAGATTTAAAGGAAATAGAACCTATAAACATTAAAAGGACTAAAAAATATAAAATTAGAGAAGCACAAATATTTAGAGGAATAAAAGAACAACAAAATTAAATTATTCATCCTCTTGAGCTTTTTTAACATAAGTATCGAGTGCAACTTGTTTTGAATGACCCATGACTTTATTATCTTTCTCAAGCTCTTCTTTCATATTTCCATACTTTGATGATAAATAAATCTTTCTTAAAAGAGTTGTGCTAATTTTTTTATTCATGTATTTTTCACTATATTTAAGTAATACTTTACTTAATTCTATTCTTGTTAGTGGCTTACCGGTTGATGTCTTAAATAAAACACCCATTCCATTCATTTTCAAATAATATCTTAATATCTTTCTTAAATCTTTATCTTCGATCGGTAAATCTAACTCTTCATATTTCTTACTTGTTTTGTATTTATTCAATACAAAATATATATTTCCTTTTGAAGGTACAACTAGATAATTATTGTCTTTCTTTTCTTTTTCACTTAATTTTTTATATTGAGCTTGATTGATAGCCATCATACCGGCTACATCATTTCTAAAGGGCATACGGGCATAAATATTAAATAAAGTATACGCTTGAAGCAATTGCATTTCTTTTTTTGTAATTTCATCTTTAGTTTTCTTTTTTAAAGGTTTTAGATCATCAGCCATTTTATTTATCATCTCGAATATCTCTTCTGTAGTTGCAAAGTTCTTACTTTGTTTATCACTAATGATTCCGCTTTTTTGTTCTTCACTATATTTATCATTTAACTCATCTCTTAATTTTCCATATTCTTCAAGTAATTCATCATATTTTTTATCATGATTCAAAGCCATTAATAATACAATAACAGCATTCAACATATTTCTTTGGCTCAAGTAGTGTAAATTACTTATTTTATCCATTACATCATCGGGTTTTTTTAAGAAATCATAGCCTTCTGTATCATATATTTTTTGTAATTTCTTGAGATTAACTACATATTGTTTTACTGTATTTGTTTTGAGTTGAGGGCGATCCTTCGAAATATCTTCAGTTGGATTATTACTTTGTATTTTCATATTTATATTATAATAATAGATTATTTTATTATTATAAAAAACGAAAAAAAATAGATTAAATAAAGTGTCTGGGGTAAAATGTTAAAATTATTTGTCTTTGGATATTTCTTTAGAAGTTTTATTTTTGATATTTACCCCAGACACTTTCTCATTTTCAATATATTCACAGATCTTTTTCTGTGTTTCTATTAAACTCTCGAGCATCTCTACTAGCTCATCATTTCGAGTTTCTTGTTTCAAATATTTCTTCTTGTATTCTATACATTTCTCACTATATCTTTCACATTTTTTACATTTATTTTTACAACACTTCATTTATATAATTATTTAGAAAATAATTATGCGAAATAACATTTAAACATTCCGTTCTCGATTGTTGCAACCTTAAGTAATTCAACATAAACTCTAAGAGTGTATGTTCCATCACTTAAACCGCTAGGGATCTTATAATGGAGATCCATACCCTTATTATTGATACGCTCACCTTTATTCGGTCTAATAGAGTTCCATCTAAATAATTCCTCAATTCCAGTTCCTATCGCACCTTGAATCAAACCTTGGAGGGTTTCATCAGTAATACTTGAAGCTGTAGATCTCTTAACTATTTCATCATGAGTAACCATAGGAACTCGACCTTCAGCAGCGTGAGTTGTAGCAAACTGAAGAGCTGAGTTAGTTCTATCAACATTAAACTCAAATCGATCATTATATAAAAGATTGTATTGTAAGGCACAGTCTCCAAAAGCAGTAGTACCATTAAGTAAAGATTTTGCAATAAAGTTAGCGTTGTCTTGAAGCCCAAAAATTACCTTAGAGCAGAGGCGACCATTACCACCTATTGGAAGAACTACACTCGCAAAATCATCAATATTTCCAGCTGCGTCTTTTACACCAGTTCTTTTAGTTAATCTATAATCGGCATACTGGAATACTAATTTTGGATTTTGCTGGGCGTATTTCTCCATGATATCTCCATCATAAGTAATACTATCATAAATGAGTTTGCACTCGCTTTCATTCACAGAAAATCCTAGAGCAAATCCAGCATCTCCATTATCAACGCACAAACGCTGCGATTGAGTTGCTCCAGATAATCCACTTGTAGAATCAACAAAAGTTAAATCAATATGAACTTCTTGATCTAACATAAACATAGGAAGCTGATTGAACTTAAGGAAAGGAAATAAATCACTTAAGTATACAGAATAAACTGGAGCTTCACTTATAGTTTGAGCCGAACTGCCGTCATTATGCATAAAAGGTAAAAGCTCGAATGTACCAGCTCCACCGGCAGCGGGAACAACTGCATTTCTACCTACATCAATACCTATCTTTTTAGCAGAATTAGGAGGCTTATCAGTTACATCTGCGGTTCTATCATCATATACGGGCATGTGAGCGATACATCTCTGGGATAAAAATTGCTCTCTTTCTTTATTATCTTCATTTGAAATAAATAATGATTGATATGCGTGATACTGATTGTAATCATCAATCGAGCAAACAGTTTCATTTCCAATAGTTAGCTGTGCTGATTGGATCAATTGAGAAACACCAACATTTAAAGGAAAAAAACCTTTAGAAACTGTAGCTTGAGGAGTAATTGCAAGAGTAATTTTTGAGTTCGAATGAAGGAAACCAGCAACACGAGATAGAGTAAATCTAACTCTACGCTGTGAGAATGTTACTGGATCAATTACATCTGTGTGTAATTTTTGTCCGTATTCACTAGGGATTGCACCAATTTTAATAAGGTCGGGGATACGATCTTCCATTTTATATAATTAAAATATATAAAACTTTAAAAAATAAAACTTTAAAAAAAAACTTACATAGAGAATATTTACATCAATACTTGAACTCCCTTTTCAGCCGACCATGCAACAGCAACCTTCGATTTAATGAATAAATATGCTGATACTGGATTTCCATCAACAAGCCCGTTCTTCATTTGAATAGAAAACTGAGAACTTGAGAAATCAACTCCTTCACTATCAAGCATATCATATAATACGCCCACGCCGTATACAGCACCCGTATCGGGGATAAAACGATATCCAGTTGCGGCATTTTGATTACCGGTAAAATTGCGATTAGTTGTAAGAGGAGAAGCAGATGTTCTTGTGTGCTGACTTTCTGGAATTATAGAATTGAGAAAACTCTTAATAACTTGAGGATCAACAACAGAGGTAGCATTTGTAGTTGTATCATAAACACTTTCAACTTCAAATGCAGAAGGAAAGCGTTCGCCATTTTTAAGGAAAGAAATAGTTTCTAAATTGGCTACTCCACCGTCTCCAGTTCCAGCAGCATTCGGTTTCAAGGTAGGCATGTAAGTTAAATACCCATCTTGAGCTAAATTATTTACAAAATTAGCGGGAACAAAATTAACAAAAGAAGCTAAAACCTTCGATAAACCAAGATTAAAATTGATGATAGAATTACTTGCTTCAAGAGTTGAGAAATATGAAGTGATAGAATTAAACTCTAATACACCGGTATCTGGAGATTTCACTCCAGTTTCAACTTCACATGTAAGTTCAAGATTACTTAATTCATAGAAACAATTAGCTATATTTGCTGTTGTAGCATCGCTCGAATAAAAGAACTGTGAATCGGGAGCAAGATGGATTTCAACTTCTAAAGGAACTTTATCGAGGGGAAGCTTGGAAACCCCAAGAGTAAGACCGCTAGGTAATGGAATACAGAAAACAGAGTTTCTTGTATTGCGAATTACACTATCTCTAAATGATTGATAATTAGGCATAATTAAAGCAGTTTTAGAAAGATGACCGGCTGTATCTTGTGATCCAGCCATAGCCGGCATATAAGAAGCCATAAATCTACCGTAATGCCTTATATGCTCGATAACTTGCTTTGTTTCAGCATGGCGGAAAACTAACTGATCTATTACTCCATAAACTCCAAGCTTGTGAGAAGCACGAAGTTCTGCTGCAGCTGCGTCGGTTGGATGAAGAGTTCCAGCTGCGTCTCTAAATACATTAAAATCTCCAGAGAGACGGATACTGGATAAATCTAACATAGCATCTTGTCTTCCAAGCGTAACAGTAAGAATTGGATTACCTCGAGCAAAGGAAACTTTACCAGAAGCGGGTACATTATTCGGTTGTATATTAAGATACTTGCGGCTCATTTTATATTATATTATATAAAATAATTTTGAAATAAAAAATTAAAAAAGATACATAGAAAATATTAATCTATAAATATGAGATCTTTAGGTAAGTTCATTTTGTAAGCGTAGTATTGAACTCCATAAGGAGGAGTATACCCTTTTTTTGGATTTGTTAAATGAGTAAATGTCGGTCGAGTAAATGGAATAATTACTTGTAAATGATCTTTAAACATCCTTTGAAACCACTTCATTAATAATACTTTACTAAAAGCAATTAATATAAAGGGTTTATCTAATTCTTTTAATCTTATACAAATATCTTTCATTTTTGAAAAAGGTGGATTATCAACTACAATATCATACTCTGGAGTATATGAAAAAAAATCCTTATCTTCATGTATAATTTTATAGCCCATATCTTCAAAATATTCTTTTTGTTTTCCATCACAATAAAAAGGAGACCATATTACTCGATCCTTTGGAATATATTCTTCTATCATTTCCCACCCTTTTCTATCAGTAGCATAATTATCACTATCTTTATCATTTGTAAAACTCATTTATATTATATGAATAT